TCATAAGAATTCTATCCCTTCATTAAATCCAAAGTCATCACCAGCATCTACTAATACATCATCAGCAGCATCTATCTGACCATCACTATTGATATCTGTTTTTGCTTTTGGTGTATATGTTCTGGTAATTGTCCTACGATTAACTGCTCTATCACCAATTGTTTCGTGAATAATTGCTTTCTTAATAACATCTGCAGTATTGTAAGGACCGTATAGATATGTCTTAACTGTGAACTGTAAAGTATATACAATATATCTACGTTCATAGAAACTATCATCCCACGTATCCTCATAAGATACGTTGTTTAGAATAACAGCAATATCTCTCTTCTCATCCATATCAGGAACCAAATTGAGAGTCATTGAAAATGATGGTTGGAAGTATGGTAGTATCTGCTCAGTAATTTGTAGAGCATCGTCTTGTGACTTAGCAATAATACCAAGTTCAAAACCAAGATTGTATGGTACAGGAACGTACTGTACTCTTACTTCACCACCATTACCATCAATAATATTTTTATACTTCTGAATAGGAGATGTCTTACGAGTAGCATCGTAATCAATACTTGTCATCTCAAAATAAATTCTTGGTAGAGTTATTGCTACCTTTCTACTACTAGTGTTTTCTTCTAGTCTTACAATAAATTTTTGCTTAGGACCGTATGCTAACGGAACTTTTATTTCTTCTAATACATCACCAGTGCTTGGATCTGTACTCTTCATTGAAATGTTATTGAAGAGTGTTCCAAATGCTATGATATTCTTACGAACTATCTGATTATAAAAATGATTACCTAACATTATATGCTACCTGTAAAATTACCAAACTCACCAAATGGATTGCCCTCTGACCAATCAACTATATTGTCAGCAGCATCTTCAATTTGTCGGTTTGCATCGTACTCACTATTAGTATTCTGTAATGTATCAAAGGTAGAAACTACCCAGACAGCATTACTATCATTACCAGTAAGTGATTCATTTGCTGCAAATGTTCCAGTTCTATTTTGTACTATTAGTATTCTTGTAGAACTATCCCAAGACTTAACCTCTGCAGTTGTAGAAGTAGTACCACCAGTTACTGTTTCACCAGCAGTAAAGTCTCCAGTACCACCAACTCCCATTGTAAGAGATATAGCAGTATCAAACAATACTTCTATAGCATCTATTTCTGCAACACCAGTAGCAAGATCGTCTGAACCAACCTCGTATAGTTCTGCAGTGATTGCATAAAATTGAATCTTGCCAAACTGGAAGAATGGTTCTTCTTTTCCAACATACTTAATTTCATACAAGTTCTGTGTGAGAGGATAATATAATAAGTCTCCCTCATTGGGTCTCTCAGGAACATCAAGAGTAGGATTATGTTCTGTTACTTCTTCTGTCCACCTTTTCGTAGATACCCGAAATATTATTTCGTCTGTGATACGTAAACCAAACTTACTTATAAATTCTGCGTTGTCTCCAAAACCCATGACGTTTACAAGTAGCATTTCAATTTGGAATTGATCTTGATACTTAGTGTATCTGACTTCATCCAATGTGCTATCTGCTAAAACTGTTTTGGGTAGATAGTATACGTCAGAACCAAATAGTTTAATTTGTTCGTCCACAAGATCTTGTGCAAGATTCTGTTCACCAGAATGTCCTGCATGATAAGTTGGGAAGTAGGAACTTGTAGGCATCTTATCCGATCATATCCATTGGTGGTATTGCATACTTACTGAGAACTTCTGATTCAATTTTCTCAATTTCTGCGATTGCGTCCATATAAAGTTCTCTACCATTTAGTGTTATACCACCTGGTAATTGAACATTGTTATATTTAATTAAATTCTGACCCCACTGCTTTTTTAATTTTGCAGTAGCATATTTTTTAACAAACATATCATTATACATTTCAGTTGCATCATTAGGATCAATCATACGATGAGCCTCTATCAATAGGTTTTGTCCTTCTTGTAAGAAGTCTTTATCTATATCTAGATACAAACGATCACGACGCTGTGTATATCTAAACTGCTGGAATGAACCATTGTTTAAAACCATATCTAGAGTCTCTAGATATTGCTTAGTCATGTAGTAGTTTAAAATATCAAGGGATCCAAAAGCATACAAGTCATTTAAGAACATTCTGTACTCAACACCAAATAAGTTAGAACGAATAGAGTTACCTACCATTCCAAAAACCTTACTGATACCAGTTACATGAGCTGGTATAGGTATATAATTTGTTGCTTCATCCCAAGTTACAGTATCAGCACCATCTGTTTTTGTTGTAGAAACAGTTGCTGCAAGACGAGTTTTATCGTCAGCAGTTATTTCATGCACAAGAAAGCAACGCTCCATACCATTGTAACAATTCTCTTGAAAGAACTGAAACGTGTCGTCTATAACATTGTTTACTTGTTCATCATCAACATTAACCTGCAATACAGGTTCTCCCAAATTCCTCTTACAATATGTAATCAGATCAGTTTTACTTGCGGGCGATGCCATTAGATACTATAATCCCTTCGTTCCTATTTAGGAAGGTTCAATGCTTGCTGGTGCTGAGTCTGGTGCTGGTGCTTCTTCTTGCTCTAAAAGACCTAATGTTTCTAGACCTCCTTGCAGTTTAATTTTATATTCTGTTGCTTTCTTTAAACTGTCTTCTAATTCTTTTATTTGTGTTTCTGTCTTAGCAATTTGTTCCTCAAAATTTGACTTTAATTTAGTAGGATCCATGATTATCAAAATGAATAGTTTCTTATATTTATAAGGGTGGAATATCAATGACTGGAGGTACTGTCACTGGATTTTTGTAGCAACTAATTATCTGTTTAACAATGTATGCAATCTCAGGATATGATTCTTCACTGTACAATGTTATACTTTGAAATTGATCAATATCAATGTCTCCTACTTTCAACTGCTTTCCAGCAATCAGTACTTTCTTTGCTATTTCTTGGTTATCAGCTGACTCATCTGAATTAAGAATTATCTTTTTAAGATAATGTAAATATGTACTCCACTCAGAGTTCTCTGCCATTCTCTCGTTTTTTATGAACTTAATTTCATCTGCAGTAAGTTCTATTTCATCTCTACGATGTAGAATTTTTAAATACTCTTCTGTTGTTAATTTCATTGTACCCAAATCTCAGCTCTTATAGATCTATTTACACCAGTAGTTCCTTGACAGCAATAGATATGATCCCCTGCACTATTTCCAGATCTCACGGGTGCTATTCCTCCACTAACATCATTAGATCCTTGGTCACCTTCATTGTTCCAACCAAATCCCCAACGAACTCTGTTACTATTATTTCCTGTGTAATTAAATCCGTACCACTGGTATCCGTTCTGATTAGAAAATCCAGAACCAGACTGACTGCTCTCCCCACGAGGATTAGTTGATAAAGTTTGATTACTCTGCAATCTAGACAATGCAGTTTGTCCTACTCCACTTTGTTTCCATGTCCAAGCACTGTATGGTACAGATGATTGACCACCATTGTTTAAATCAGGAAACACTGCTGCAATAGTAGAAGCAACGTAATGATTGAAAGCATGATTTTTATGATCACCATCATTAAGATTCAATCCAGATGTTTCATTATATACATTATCACTTGTCCAATAGTTTGAGTTGTATCCAAACGTAGATCCTCTAGTGCATTTCCATGCTAACATCCATCCACCACCTCCAAGATGGTTACTACTCATAGCACAGTAAATTTGTTTAGGTCCTACTGAAGGTAAGTTAATCCAATATGCACCATCTGATGCAGTAGGATTTACTGCTAATATTGCTGCAGCATTTGTTGCTGCTTTATCTTGACTAGATCCATCTGGTTGAGATCCACCACCAATTACCATCCACTCAGATCCATTCCAAGTTTCTAATTCCTCGTTGGTAGAGTTATATATTGTTGCTCCTGTACCAAGGTTTGTTGGTTTATTACTCTCAGTATAACTAGGAAATTCTATTCCTGTACTAGCAATAACCTTTCCAGCGTTTAGTTGACTCATTACTATTCCAAACTGTCTCCTAATATATTTATCTTATAAAAGCATTAAAAGTCATTCTGCTTGAGTTCCACTTCTTTTGTTGGAAATGAATTGAATGCCACAAGTTACCCTCATACATTATTAATCTATTAAAACTATGTGGTTCTATATGATATCTTGTCCAGTCTTTATGTTGTACTTGAGATGGATCAAAGTTTACCATTGCTTGTACAGGATTTAATAATCTTTTTGATCTATAGTTTTTATCATATAAGGTAGTCTCCTCTCCTGTCTCTTCACTTCTAAAAAATGATGTTCCATTATCATCTCCATCATAATCATCTTCAGTATTAAGAGACAATACACCAGCATACCTTACCTCATCGGTATGGGGAAACAAACTTTGATATCTACATTTCTCCTGCATATCATATATTTGAAATCCAAATCTAGTTTCATCAGGAAATCTCATTATCTCATTACTACCTTCAAAATACTTTGAGCATATAAATTTCATTGGTTCGTAAATTGACCTCTTGTGTATACTCATATAATGAATATAACCTGGCAGATTTGTAACTTCTCCTTGATATGTTGCAGTATAATCTATAGATTGTGCATATGCTTTTATCTCATCAGGATACTTAAAAAAGTTTCTGACTATAACAATTCTATTTTTATGATTACCAATATGTTTTTGTTCTACCTCCCATGCAGAGGGGTGTGCTATAGCAAATAACTCTGAATTAATTACTTTCATTTTGTTTCTCCAATACCATTACAAACAAACCATTCCACCAATGCGTTGGATTTTCTATAATTTTACTGAGTATCTTTCTCTCAAAATATAAATCATAGTTATTATCTTTTACAAATTGTATTGCTGATTCAATCACACCATCAAAGTTAGCATCATCTATTATCAAAATAAATTTATCTGCGAGCAATGGTGCTATATGATTTAGATTATTAAGTTGTTGTACATAATCATGACTAGCATCATAGAATACTACATTTGGTTTCTTTCCATCAAAATCTTCTTCCTTTAAACTAAGTATATCAGATTTTATAAATGTTGATTTTCCGTTCTCATACTTATCAAAATATCTTTTAAATTCTTCAAAAGCATTACCCACTTCATTCCAATGTAGATTTTTTGTCATTGGTTTACATTCTGGTTCTGAATAATTATCAACACCAAAATTGTCTATATCATTACCCATTGTAGCAGCAAAAAATGTGCTACCCATCAATGTCCCTAGTTCAAGATATACAGCATCATCATAAGAACATAGATTGTTTAAGAAATGCCTTACTCTATTTGATGTTATACCTTGGATTTCATATCCCTCTGATACAAAATTAGATTTGAAAGAAGAAGCGTCATCAATAGCGTCCATACATCTCTGTGTATATTCCTCTATACTAAATGTTTCTCCTTGTTTCTTAAGATGTGACTCTACAACAGACTCACAATAATTACAATCCCAACAGTCAAACTTACATGTTTTAATCTTTTCTCTCCACAAGTTTATCGGAGCATCCTTTACTTTTAAGTCATCCATATATTCATCAAACTCAGGGAATAGAAGTTCATCTTCTCTTGCCCATCTCTCTATAATATCCATAGACTCTTTAAGTCTCATCATATTTTCCCTACCATGCATCTTGAATACATCTATGCCAAGGTCAAGGAACTCTTCCCAATCTTCTCTCCATGGAGGTAAGTTTGCTGCTTTCAATGCAGAAGAAGGATCTTCTATATCCCATTTAGAACAAGAGTTTGTACTGATAGGATCCATAAAGAACTGTGGAGACTTACCTTGTCTTGTACTATTAAAATGATAATGTTCATCCATAATTGTACAACCACCCCAACAACCCTCGTTTGCTAGTAATGAAATCTCTACTGGTTTGCCAATTTTCTCACAGTATTCCTTTGCTTTTTTTATCTCTAGTAATCCATTCTTATCACGCATCATATCTCTATCTAAGTTGATATAATGAAAGCCAGACTTAGCAAGATTTACGATATCATTTGCCTTACAAACATTCCTCAGTATAGTATTCTTAATTTTTAAGTCAGGAAATGCTGACTGAATTTGACCAGACGATACCCATGTAGTGTGTGGTATCGTAGCAATACGAACATTATAATTCTCATATATTTGTCTGAAATTATGAATGAATAAATCCAATCCTTCTTGATCAGGTCTAACATATATGTTATTAAATGTTGCTGAGATAGGTATCTCTGTCTCTCTTGATATTACTAAAGAGTTAAAAACTAACTGAGATATATCTCCAGCAAAAACATCACCCATCGCATCTTGAGTGAAGGGTGGCATTCTACACGTAAAGTATAAGTCTTTAATGTAAGGTTTATATTTTGTCAACCATGGTATAAAAATTCCATCCGTGAACTGCTTATCAAGTTTAGGATTTATAGGAAGACTGAAGACGGATTTTTTCATTTGGTAATGTAGTTAAAACTTTTTGACTTGAAAGTTTTATTGGTTCTGTTTTTGGAATCTCTTCCATTATTTTAGGAACAGAGTAGTCCTTAAATGACCCCTCTATAACTTTTCTAACTTCTGGTAGCAAGTCTTGAGTCATTTTTTCAACTCCTGCTGTTAACATTGTAGCATGTTCTACAGCACCTTGTATAGTAGTTAACTGATCTTCTGCTGGCATATTTAAAATAGAATCTAAATTGCCACTTCCAATCCTACCACAGTTGTGTACATCAACTGCAGCTTGTTTTGCCATTCTAGTAATCCAATACTTTCTATCCTCGTCTTCTTGTGTTTTACGATAATATTCTATACCCTTCTTATCATCCATATGATTACGAACCATATCACAGAACTCAGATATTTCCCTCTCATACGTAATATACTTTTTCTCAAACAAAGACTCATCGTACTTTGCTTTTTCCCATTCTATTTCTATTCTCTCTAATTCTAATTCATCTGAGTCAGGTCTATTCTTTTCCCTTTCTAACTCACGTTCTAATTTTTTTCTTGAGTTTGTACATAACCTATGTTTGTACTTTAATTCAACGTACCCATGTTGTCTTGCTTCTAGTTCCAACAATGCTTGTTGAACTTTTTTGTAAGGAGTAATCTGAGAACCAACAACAAAAGTATCATTCTGATACATTGTCTGTCCCATTTCTAAGTTTACT